CGCGACTACCTAACGCCAACACACGTCAACGGATACCACGTCTGGGCTGTCTGGATGGTAAAGCAGATGCGTAAGGGCCGTCTTGTAGGATTCTGGAAGCACGTCGCTGGACACCGCGCAAACGAAATAGCCTACATCTACGGTGAACGCGCCAAGCCTGACTATCTGGGCAAGGCATATCGTAAAATCCTAGAGCCGATCTGCTGGTCGATTGGTTTCTTTTGCAAGAAAACAGACTGGACAGTTCTCTACACACAGAAGGAAATCTAAGATGGAAGAAGAAATGATGATGCCAGATATGGCTGGCGCTAATATGAGCGCCGACAACCCAATGCGTGACTTGCCCCCAGAGGCACAGAAAAACTTGCTACAGCCAGATGAAGAAATCGGCGCAATGCTTGTTGCACGTTTGTCAGCTATGTCTGAGCAAGAGCTGCAAATGCTTGACACTGTAATCACTCCAGAAGTGGCGCAGGTTCTGATGAAGCTACTTCCAGAGCTTCAAGAGCTTATCGCGGCAGTAGAGGGCGGCGGCATGCCACAAGAGGCTCCACGTCAGGCTCCACGTCAGGCTCCACAGGCGGCTCCACGTCAGGCTCCACAGGCGGCTCCACAGATGGGCGCACTGGGCGGCATGGCTTGATACTAAGATTGGCGACAGTCGAAGATATATCTGAATTGTACATGATGCTCCAAGTCATGCACTCAGAGACTATTGATGGCACGTCGCCAATCTGTCCTGAGACTTTGACCAGTGCAATTAATAACGCGATCCACAGGGGCGTTATTGTCGTTGCAGAAATAGATAACAAAATTGTCGGGTCTATCGCTGGGATGGAAACATCCGATTGGTGGAGTTCTGAAAAATACTTGGCGGATCTATTCTTTTTCGTTTACAAAGAGAACAGAACTTCAACAATAGCTGTGAGGTTAATTAAAAGCTTCATGGAAATTGGCAAAAAAACGAATATGAAGATGAAGTTGGGCCATGTCTACTCAGGCGATGGTGATCGAAAAGATAAATTTTATGAGAGACTTGGCTTTGTAAAAGCTGGGTCGCTCTACACGGAGGCTTAACATGGGCGGTTTTTGCACACCATCATATAGCGATCTTGGGCAAACAAGTGGAACAGTAGCGGGGACGGAAATCCCAGCATGGGTAGCCGCTGCTGGTAAGGGTCTGTTTCAACGTGCGGCAGAAGTAGCTGACGAAGACTACCCGATCTACCCCGGAGCAGGCAATAGAATAGCAGGCATGACAGACGAAGAGCGTCAGGGAAGGAGAATCCTATCTCAGGGCGCTGAAAGCTATATGCCATACATGAACCGCGCTGGCGAGGTCGCAGACACTCTGGGTCAAGGCTACGGTTCCATGTCTCAAGAGGAACTTTTGGGCGATCCGTTTCAAGGCGCGACGCGCGAAGACCTTCTGGGCGACTACCAAGGATCAAGCCGCGCAGATCTTCTGGGTGACTATCAGGGGGCGACACGCGAAGAGTTGTTGGGTGACCCATTTAGCCTTGAAACCGCGCAGCCGTTTATGGACATCTATCAAAGCTCTATGGACCCTGCCGTCCGTGAAATCGAAGAACAGACGCTACGCGCCCAAAACGATGCCCGCGCAAGGGCATCTACAGGCGGCGGTGGGTTCGGATCACGTCTGGGCATTATGGAGGGCGTAACCGCTGGCAAGGGCGCACAGGCCGCAGGAGACTTGAGGGCTGGCGCAGCCCGTGAGGGTCTTGGCTTTGCCGCTGGTCGTTACGACACAGATCGCGCCGCCAGAGCTGCCACTGAAAACACAATGCGTAATCAGTTTGAGCAAGATCGGTCTGCACGGTTTGGTGCTGAAGACGCAATGCGTGGCCAATTTGAGCAAGATCGTTCTGCACGTTTTGGGGCGGATTCCGCGCTGCGTGGCCAGTACGACACTGATCGCCAGTCACGTTTTGGGGCAGACACACAGGCGCGCTCTGCTTACGAAACAAACGAGGCGTCACGCATTCAGCAGATGGATGCCTATCAAGGCATGGCTCCGATGGTGCAGGATTTACAGACGCAGGCGGCTGCTGGCTTAATTGGGTCTGGGGAAGCCAAGAGAATGCTTGATCAGCAGGCTCTTGACCTAGCTTATGCCGATTTTCTTGACCAGCGTGATTATGACAAGCAACAAGTCAACTTCGCTCTGGGTGCATTAAGCGGCACTCCCTACAACACAATTAATCGTAGCTACACGACTGGATCTCAGATGACTGCCAATCCATCGCTGTTCGGCCAGACGCTGGCTGGCATGGGTGGTCTGTACAGCGCATATAAGATGACTGGAGGATAGGAATAGATCATGGGAATTTTTGGTGCTTCGAATACAGATCCACTATTAGAATCTATGGGCGTTCTAAACACTCTAGGTGGCAGCACTAAGGCTGGCCAGCAGGCTATTGATTTTGCCAACCAGCTTTACCCACAGGTTGCAGAAGCAGACCCTTGGGAAGCTGCGTTCCAATTCTTTGCTGAAATGGGCCGTCAGGCTTCACAGCCCGGCGCGACTGCGCTTGGCGCGGGTGTAAGCTCATTGCAAGTTCCCATGGACTATCTGAACGCCAAGAAGAAAGAAAAGCGTGAGACAGATCGTGCGCGGATACAAACTGCGGTGCAGATTGCTCCTAGCTTGAAGCCGAAGCCTACCGCTGGTAAAGTAACGTATCGACCAGCGACAGCCGCAGAGCTAGTCCAATATGGCGGTGCATCCGCTGGCCAGATGGGCAGTGACGGTAAGTTTTATGATTTAAGCAAAACAACATCAGGGGGCGGAAGCGCGCTTACCACTTTTGGTATTGTAGATAGTCCAAACGATACAATAGGTACAAATTTGCTTGCAATAGAAAATCTTCTTGGAAGAAAAGTTGCTCTTGATGGTAATATTAATGCTGTATTATCAAAAAATGAATCAGAGATTTTAAATGCACAAGGCTTCCTGATTCCTAAACAATCAGCAGATTCAAAAGTAACAACTAAATCTCTTGGTCAGGGATCATTAGCTGAATATATGTCTGCGGAAGATGCAAAGGCGTTTGTTATAGCTCAAGGTCTTTCTGAAGACAGTCCTAATTTTAACAGGACTGTTGAAAATTTAACGGCAGTAAATGATGATCAGATTGGAAAATCAATTATTCAAAATGGTGTTTTCTTAGAGTTGTTCCCAATTTATCAAAATGAAAATTTAGTAAATTTCCAACTGTCTCCAACTAAGTCGCCAGTTATACCGTATTTCACAACGTATACTCAAAAACGCCTGCCCCTGCTTGCTAAGTCAGCCGATACATACAACAGCCAAGCAGTAGAAGTTTTGCCAAGGGTTGATGAGGCTCTAGCTTTATTAAAATCTGGAGAGGTAACTACGGGGTTGCTTGATGAAGAAATGTTACCTTACAAACAAGTTTTTAATCAAATGTTTGGAATAAACGACCCACAGATAACAAACCTTTTGACGCTCCAAGCTACATCAAACTTTATGGCTCCAAAAATGCGCCCTGTTGGCTCTGGATCAACGTCAGACATGGAATTTAAAGCCTACCAAAAGGCGGCTCTTTTTATCGGCAATACTCCAGAAGCAAACTACATATCTTTGTATGCGTTTAAAAAGATGGCTGAAAACGCGATTGAACTAAATATAAAAGAAAGAGAACTTTTAACCTCTAATGACTATTCAGATTTGACTGCCGTAAACAACGAATTAAAACGTGGAGACTCAGGCATATTTGAAAAATATACTGGTTCTACGGAGGGGCCAGACGCGGAAGTAGACTTTCAAAGATGGTATAACAGCTTAGAAGATGGGGCAGTAATTATAAACAATGGTTTATTTAATGTTAATGACTCATATGTAATTAAAGGATGGGGTTCATAATGGCTGGCTTTGCATTACCAGATGGCGCTGGGACAGTAACTACATCGACAACAAAAACAGAATCTGGTTTAGAGCTAGAAGAAGCAGAACGCTCAATTCTTGAAAGAATTATCGCTGCCCCTAAAGCAATTAGTGACGCCATAACTGGTGAGGGCCAAGACATTGAATTTCCAGATGTCCCAGAGGCTGCTAGTGGGATGCCTGCTGGTGAAGGACCGGGGTTCTGGGAAGGTCTTCTTCCAAATTTAAAAGTTATGGCTGCAAGAGATGATTTTGGTAAAACTGAAATTATGGAAAATGCCTTTAAGGACGACCCTCGTTGGGGTGGAGCTTTTGTGGATAAATTTGGACTTCCCATGATTATGTGGAGCGACAAGCCATATTATGTAAATAAACCGGGAGCCAGCAGTCAAGATTTAGGCACTGCTATTGGCGAAGTCACAAAATTCTTCCCTGCAACTAAACTTGCTAATGCTGGTAAAACTGTGTGGTCAGTTCTAAGAAGGGGCGCTCTTGGGTATTCCGCAACAGAAGCTGGGAGCCAAGCTCTGGAAACTCAATTGGCTCCAGAAGTTGCTTCTGCAAAAAAGAAATCTGGGGAAGTCACTTCAGAAACCCTTAGAGATGACATCGCGCTATCGACAGCAATTGGAGTTGGTGCTGACGTTGTTCTTCCTCCAGCAGCAAAATTGGCAAAAAGAGCTGTTGTAGGAACAGCAAAAGCAATAACTCCAGCAGCCGTTAAGAACCTTTTCCCTAGAATTACTCCTGAGATAATGAACACGTCTAAGTTCCCACTGACCCAAGGACAGCGCACATCTTCGCCGTATGATCCTACAGCCAGTGCTACAAAACAATCCCAAGCGTCTGATCAAATAACTCAAGAAGATATTTTGAGAAACTCTAAACTTGAGGGTGGCGGTGGGCCAACAGTTCGTGAGTTTGATGCTGACCAACTTGAACAAATACGAAACGAAGCAAAAATACTTCAAGATCAACTTGGGTCTGGATCTGCTGGCAATGTAGACGCGGATCTTGTTCCATATGAATCAGCTACAGGTGTGCAAAACATCGTTACTTCTGAAGCTGACAGATTAAAAGGAGTAGCTTCTTCTGGATACAAGACTGTCAGGGAATCTGTTGACCAACCTGTTGTAACTCCCAAGGGTATGAACGAGACAACAACCAGAGCTTTGCAGACAATTGCTGATCTACAGTTGTCAGCAAGAGAACTCGCAGATTTTCCACAATTAGCGCGGGAAATGAAATATCTTCAAAAACTTCAAAAAATGAGTGCTAACCCTAGATTTAAAGGTTCACCGTTTAAACTTATTGCTAGCTACCAAAAGACCATAAACAGGTTAATGCGAGATGCTGCCACAGACACTGAAAAAATGGCATTTGGTAAAATAAAATCAGTTATTGATGATTCAGTGTTCAATGGCATTGAGCAAGGCTTTATAACTGGAAACAAAGATCTCATTGATACTCTGTTTTCGTCTAAAGAGGCTTACAGAAAATATATTGGGTTGACTGGCAAAGCTGCAAAAAAAGATGACAACGCAGCAAATAACATTCTTAAATTAATAACAAACCCAGATTACGATCCCAAGTCTTTTGTTAATGCTTTATTTGGCCATAATAAGTTTAATCCATCTAAAGAAATGACAAAAGTTCTAAAGAACTACAAAGCCAATCTATCCCCAGAACAATATGATGAAGTGCTTGGCCTTATAAAAGATGGCGTAATTGAAAAAGCGTTCTCTGGGGCTGGCAGAACTGGCGTTACCAGAGCTAATATTGTCAATAACTATAAAGATGTATTCCTAAAAAACAAAAACTTAATAGATGAATTATTCACGCCAGAAGAAGTTGCGAGAATAGCAGACTTCCGTAAAAATGTTATTCCAACAATGTGGTCTGATCCAAGTTTAATCTTAAATGCATCTGGAACCAGCTATGGTCTTTTAAGTGCTGGGAGAATGGCAGGTATTTTAAGCAGTGTCGCTAAAGTTCCTGTTGTTGCAGCAGTTACTGGCGCTGAAGGTGTTGCATCTCAAATGAGCAGAAGTTCCAGTATGAATAATGCTTTAAATGCAATCAGCCAATATACAATAAGATCCAACAAGCCTCTATTGAGTATTGGCACTAGAGTTCCATTCACAGGCAAGAGAGTTGACGTTGACCTTCTTGTCCCTGATGACGCATCTAGGGCTGGCCAAACATTGGCAAGGGAGCCAGTGGTGGAGCAAGACGATATTGAAACGTCAGCCGCTGTTTCCAACCTGATTCAAACCTTAGACCCAGAAGCAAGGCAAAAAATATTGCAGTCAATCGGTCCTCAATAACCAGAATTTGCGTTGAGGATCATGTTCTCAACGTGCTTCCAGTCTTCTTTGGATAGGTTGCCGTTTTTGCTCCAAGTGGCCATTTCCACAAACCTCTTGGGGTTGGGTCGATCTAATAGGCTTTCAGCGCAGTCACCCCAGAACAGGCATGTGACAAGCCCAACGCGGACCACCGCCCATGCGCTACCGCCATTGTTGATGTAGTCACGCATCCAGTTGGCTTGCTCTAGGCGCAGGCCCGTAGAGACGCGCTTACCCCATTCATCCAAGTGGATGATCTCCATCCAGCCTGTGGGCCAGTCGCCCTTGCCAATGTAGTGGAGGTTGGGCGTACCGCCCTTCCCATCCACTTTGTAGAAATTCATGTTGAGATTATCGCGCAGCGCAATGCGAAGGTTCTCCTGACCTTTATTCATATTCGTCGTCCAGTTCTACTGCTCCGCTGCCATTGCACATGTCACACTCTTCAATTCGCGTGTCTATGAATCCAACATCACGACCAAAACCATGCGGCATGTCATAATCAACCTCACACTCGCCTGCGCCGTTGCATTGGGGGCATTCTCGCGTAGAGACCATCTCCTGCAGTTCCATCGCCCAGCTTTTTACTTTTGACATTTTACGATACCTCCCGATCTAAGAGGCCAACGCTGGCCAGCTCATCCATCCGCGCCTTGGTGGCTTGGATTATGATCTCATCCAGAAAGAAACCTTTCTGGAGCGCCTTCACAGCAGACGCCATTGCGATCAG